CAGAAGCCCCAGGTGCCGCTGCGCCCCACGGGCCTCTCCGGCAGCGCGCCTGAGGACGTGCAGACCCAGGTCAAGCTGCTCGTCGAACAGCGCTGCCGCGAACGGCACGTCTCCTTCGGCCAGGCGCTGAGCGAGATCGGCCGGGAACAGCCCGAACTGGTCCATCAGTACCGCCGCGCCGTCAGCGGAGCGTAAGAACCGGGTGATCGGGAGATCGGGCCATCGGGTGATTGATTGAGTGACGCGATGGCTCGATGAATCGATCGCGCGATGACGAAGGGTTTTGTAGCGGCGGTCTGTGACCGCCGAAGCGAACACAAATCCCGGCGCTCATAGAGCGCCGCTACAGATGGAGGAATGAATGGCAGGAGCAACTTACGTTTTGGACAAGACCTACAAGGTGATCGAGGCCGCGGGCATTGCCAAATACCGCGCCGTGATCCCCGGCACCAACGACGGTGAGTGCAAGCTGCCCACCGCCGCCAACCAGCTCTCTTTGGGCCTGGCCCAGGAGACGCAGGCGAAGCAGAACGAAAACCTGACCGTGCGCAAGTACGGCATCTCGCGCGCCTACGCCAAAGGCACGGTCACCAAGGGCGACTACGTCGAGGTGGGCGATTCCGCCGGTGCCCTGCGCAAGGCGGACTTGAGCACCGTCCCCGGCGCCGCCACCCTGCACCACGTCCTGGGCATTGCCGAGACCTCGGCGAACGATGGCGAGATCTTTTTCGTGTTCCTCTCGCCCAGCCCGGTGGTCATGCCGGTCAGTTAATCGGTTCATCGCTCCATCGGGCGATCTTCAATCGCTCGATCACCCGATGGCTCGATCATTCCGCGGGTCCGGTCCCGCGGGTCAGCCCGCGGGATACATCGCCCCGCTGGCAGTGGAGCGGCCTGCTGATGGGCCTCCGCGTTTTCTTCCCCGCGCGCGGAGCGCTCCCTGCAATGCGGTTGTAGGGGCGGGTCTCTGACCCCGCCCTTGTAGGAGAACTCACCATGCCCGACATCTCGATGGTCCATGTTGATCAAGCTCTGACCAACGTCTCCATTGCTTATCACAATGCCCAATTCGTGGCGGACGAGGTCTTCCCTATCATCCCGGTCACCAAGCAGTCCAACAAATACTTCATCTACTCGAAGGACCGCTTCCGGGTGGTGGACGACACGCGCCGCCCCGGAGCGCGCGCCAATGAAATCGATTGGACGCTCTCCACCGACACTTACTTCGCCGAGGGCCACGCGCTGGCCCAGGCCATCCCCGACGAGCTCCGCGCCAACGCCGACCAGGCTCTCGACGTGGACGTGGATGCCACGGAAACGCTCACCGACCTCATCTACATCCAGCGCGAAATGCTCGTCGCCTCCCGGGCCACCGATCCCACAATCATCACGCAGAATGCCGCGCTCTCCGGCACCACGCAGTGGTCGGACTACACCAATTCCGATCCTATCGCCGCCATCGAAGCGCAGAAGACCACCATTCAGAAGCAGATCGGCCAGTTGCCCAACTCCCTCCTGGTCAGCCAGCCGGTCTTCCTCGCTTTGCGCAGCCACCCGAAGCTCCTGGACCGCTTCAAGTACACCCAGGTGGGCATTCTGCAACCCGACCATCTGAAGGCCGTCTTCAACGTGGACACCTTCCTGGTCGCCGGCGCCATCCGCAACACGGCCCACGAAGGCGCCGCGGACAGCCTCGATTACGTCTGGGGCAAGAACGCGCTGCTGTTTTACAAGCCCTCGGCTCCGGGCCGCCGCACTCTCTCGATTGGCTATCAGTTCACCTGGTTGTTCGGCGCCAACACCGACGGCTTCCTGGTGAAGCGCTACCGCGATGAGTCGCGCACTGCGGACATCGTGGAGGTCCAGCTCTACTACGACTGCAAGGTCGTAGCGCCCAGCGCCGCGTTTTTGTGGACGACCGCCGTGGCGTAAGAACAGTGACGAGTGACGAGTGACGAGCTTCTCGGCTTGTCACTTGTCACTCGTCACTGAGAACCGGAGGCTTTGCCCATGTCCTTCACCACCACCGACGCCGTCGCCGCGCACTATCCCGGATTCCAGCGCGGTGTTTCGGGGCAGAATCCCTCGGACGACCAGATCCAGGCCTGGATCGACAACCAGGGCGCGCGTATCACCGCCTTGGCCGTCGCCCGCGGCTTCGCGCTCGAGGGGTTGGACACCGCCAACCCGCAAGCCTACGCGCTGCTCGCGCTCATCAACGAGGTGGGCGCGGCGGCGGACCTGGGCGACGCGCTCTTTTCCCTGCTCGGCCCGGAAGCCTCCGCGCAAGGCTGGGCGAACCCCGCGAGTTTCCGGCGCTCGTACGAAAACATGCTCGCGGAACTCACCCGCGGCGAATACGACAAGCTGTTTATCGCCGCGGCCCGCACCGGGGACGCCTTTCCCTCGTTTGGCGGCGTCGCCGGCCAGGAGACGGATGCCTCTGACCCCGAGGACGACAGCAACTTGTCGTTCCGGAAGGGCGACGTCTTCTGAGGTAGGGGAGGCCTCCGGCCTCCCCCCGCCAGCGGTCAGCTCTCAGCCCTCAGCAGAAACTCCTGCTGAGGGCTGAAAGGCCTGTAGCGCAACGCTCGCTTTATGACGTTGCGGGTTTGCTCGGTGAATCCGCTTATCGATTCACCATCGGTTCTGAATTTTCGACTTTTGACTTTCGACTCCGGACGATGCCCGAATGATTGAGTTCACGTTCGATCTCAATCCGCAGCCCCTGAACGATGCGCTCGCGGCCTTCCAGGCATCGCTGGCGGATCAGTCACCCGTTCTGGGTCGCATTGCCGATGACTTCCGGGAACTGATCGCGGAGCAGTTTGCCTCGGAAGGCCGCGCCGGGGGCACGCCCTGGGCGGAGCTGGCACCGTCCACGCTTCGCCGCAAGCGCGGCGCCGCGATCTCGATTCTCTACGAGACTGGCGCGCTGCTCCGCTCGCTTACTGATCCCGGATCGGCCGATCACCTCGAGGAATCCGACGGCCAGTCGCTCACGCTTGGCAGTCGCCTCCCGTATGCCCTCTTTCACCAGACCGGGACCGGTTGGGGATTCGGCCGCACCGGGCAAATGGCAGGTCAGCAAAAGGGGCGAGGTACGCCGATGCGACCCCTGATTGTGGTCTCGCCCGAGCGCAGCGACGCCTGGGTTGAGATGTTTCGGCAGGCGCTCGAAGAAAAGACCTTGCTCCTCGGCACTCAGGAACTCAGCAGCGCCTGAGCATCGCTGGAGCGCGGACCCTGAGGTCTGCGGCCTCTAGCGGCGCGCCGCCGGGCTTCGAACCCGGCAAGAGGTTCAAAGGCTCATCATGAACGCACGTTATCAAGGACAATTCGCCAAACCGCTCGTCAACCAGTTGCTGGCCATCCTCGAACGCGATCAGCCGGCGGCGCTGGACATCGTCAACGCCGCGCGTCCCGCGGGGCGGGCACTGAAGCCTTTTGCGGCCTTCCACAAGGAAGCCGCCCCCATCCAGAACTGGCCGGCGCTGGTGCTGGTGGCCCAGGAAGTGACTTTTGACGCGGCCTCCGACCCCGACTTGCGCACCCAGACGCTGCGCTTTTTCTGCGCCCTGGCCATCACCGGCTCCGACCCCGAGTGGCTGGCCGAAGATGCCATGGACTACCTGCGCGCCGTGGATATCATCCTGGCCTCCGCGCCCCTGGCGGATTTCTATACGCCGCTTCCTCTCAACCACCGCACCGTCCCCGGAGGCCAGACTACGGGGCTAGATTCGTCTGTCTCGAAGGTCCAAGACCTGCGCATCACGCGCCACGACCTGGGCGCGCTGGTGGGACGCCGGGGCGGGGCGCTGGCGCGCGGCCCCCAAATCGAATTCATCATCGAGTTGGAGGAACAATGAGATTCCCCGCGCCGCAGGCTCGCTCGAAATCCGCGGCCCTGACTACCGGCTGCGGCAACCCCATCGGAGGAGATCATGCCTAACATTGATGCAACTAAAATTCACCAAGGTCCCGGCAAGCTCTGGCTGAACGTCAGCGTGCCCACCAACGGCAGCCGGCTGGTCATCGACTCCAGCGGCGACCCCACCGGCGACACCCCGGTCTTTGCCGGCGCCACCGAGGGCGCCACCACCGTGCTGCTGTCGCCGAAACTCGAGTCCATCGCCGCCGACCAAGTCGCCGCCCCCATCGACGTGGTGATGACCGGCGAGGCGGAATCCATCGAGATCACCTTGAAGGAGTCGGACCTCGCCAAGCTCAAGAACTTCATCGTGCACGGGGCGTTCTCCACCGGCACCGACACGAACCTTCCCCCGGGCGCGCAAAGCTACGAGGAGATCTCCTTTGGCGGGATCGTCTCCATCCCCAAAACCTCCGTCGCGGTGATTTCCCCCCGGCGGGATGCGCCGTCCAAGTTCGTCGTCAGCCAGCTCTACCAGGCCTTCCAGGCCGAGGCTATTCAACTTCCCTTCCAGCGCGGGAAGGAAACGACCTACAAGGTGAAGTTCGAGGGGCTGGCCGACCCCACGCGCCCCGCGGGCGACCAGGTGGGAAAGCTGTACCGGCAAACGTAGTCGTAGGGTCTGCGCGTCCGGAGCCCTCTGCCAAGATGCCAGACCCTGGACGGAGTGACTGGAGGACGCATGTCCAGCAAGAACCACATCGCCAGCCCCGCCGAGTGGCGCGCCGCCAGCCGGGCGGACCGGCGGGCCCGCGCCGAACTCCTCCGCCTGCCGAGTGGCGCCACCATCCTGGCGGCGCGGCCGCAGCCGCTCGAGTGGATCCTCTCCGGGCGCCTCCCTCAAAGGCTGCTCGCGGTGGCGCTGGAAGACGGTCGGCGCCCTGCCGCCGGCGCTGCTCCCGAAATCAGCCGCGAGGAGATCCTCGACCTCGCGCGCTTTGCCCGCCAACTGGTCGAGGCTAGCATTGTGGAGCCGCCGGTCGGCGAGGGGCCCGGCGAGATACCTCTGGACGACATCCCCGTCGAAGACCGCGCCTTCGTCTTCGAGTGGGCCTGCCGCTCGCTCGCCCCCGTGAGCGAAAGCCCCGCGCCGCACTCCCTCGCGGGCGGTTCCCAGGCCTCCCCCACAGGCGGAGGGACTTCAACACAGGAGGACCTCTCCAGCTTGCAGCTGGAGCGGTTTCGTCAAAAGTGAAAACTTCACGCTCCTGGCCATCGCCGCACAGAAGTTCGGTTGCCGTCCGAGCAGCCTGGTGCTGCTCCCTGATCCGGTGCTGGCGCTGGATTTTGATCTCGCGGCGGCAGCGCGGCTCCTTGAGCTCGAGCGCGCTGCCTTCACCGAGTTTCCTCCGGAGCTCGCGGCCCCGGCGCCGCTGCCCGGCCGGACGCGGAGCATTGATTGGTAGAGGCTGGCTTCAGCCCGCTACCTGCCGCGCTAAAGGGCGCGGTTACGGTAGCAGCGGGTTTATCCCGCCGCTTCTCACGAGGCCAATCCCGGATCGGGTAGCCGCCGGAGTCCTATTGACAGGGTGAATCATGCCAAGCTCCTACGCCTCGGAACTGCTCATCCGCATCGGCGCCGACCCCTCCAACGCGGAAGCCAACATGACGCGCTTCCGCCAGTCTTTCTCGGGGGAACTGGCCGGACTCGGCGGCGAGATCAAAAGCTGGTCCGCCCAAGCCTACGACGACTTCAGCCGGGTGGGAGCAACCGACCAGACCGTCCAAAACCTCGCCGCCCACTGGAACGTGAGCTTGAGTGCCGTCAATGACACCCTGAGCCGCAGCCGCCAGGTGGCGCAGCTCTGGAAAACCGAGCTGGTCGCCCACTTCGCGGAAGTGCTGAACGCGTCCGAAGTTCTGGATGCGAGCCTGGTCCGCGGCTTCATGATTTTCGATTCCGCGCTGGGCGCGAACATGGCCAACGCCATCATCTGGCAGCGGTCCATTGGCGAAGCTTTCAGCAAGGCGGCGCTTCAAGCTATCGGCTCGATTGCTCAGGAAGCCCTGGTACGAGCAATTTATTCCACGGCGCTGGGTTTCTACTTGCTCGCCATCCAGGACTACCGCGGCGCCGCGCTGGCCTTTGAGTCTGCGGCGACCTTCGGGGCTATCGGCGGGGCCGCCGCCCTGGCCGGACGTGCGCTGGCGGGCTCGGAGGCCAGCGCAGGCAAGAGCACCGCAACCGTGAGCGGCGCCGGAGCCGCGGCCTCTGAGTCAATCGCCTCTGGAACAGGCCAGGAAGCTCCTAAAGCCCAGCCGACCCTGCAAGTGATTTTTCAGGGTCCCGTCTACGGTGGCCAAGCGGGGATTGATGAGCTCGTCCGTCACATCTCCCAGGCCGTAACGGAGCGTGACGTGAACCTGGTCGCCTACACCGTGGTGCGCCAGGCAGCAACTCGAGCGTGAAGAACGGGAGCTGCGAACAGGGTGTGGGGAGTAAGACGCAGGGAGTAGGAACCAGGAATGGAAGAGCCGCAACGGACAAGGGACTACGGACAACGGACAAATGGCTAACCCCAAAATCATTTACACCCCCGCCGGCGGAAGCGAACAGCCGCTGGCTTTCATTTTTCCTCCCCGGCAACTGCCCGGATATCACAAAGTCGCCGTCCGTCATGACAACATTTCGGCGGCCGGGGTTCGCGAATCCGTCCTCGAGCGCGTGGACCAATTCCTGGAGTTGTCGCTGGAGTGGATCCAGGCCGGCGCTGACCTGGCAAGCTGGCAAGCCTTTCTCGATTACGCGCTGACCGGCGCTCCCTTCGCCTACTTTCCGGATGCCTCGCAGCCCGCCTTCACCCTCTACGTCCTGGAGGATACCGAGGCGACGATTGAGTACAAGGCGCCGGGTGTGTATTCGCTGGCGCTCAAGCTGCGCAGTTACGTTCTCTGAGCGCGCCTCGGTGGCTTTTGAGGTCGGCCTCTCGCCGCCGCTGCAAGCGATTTGATAGGAGCATTAAGAGCCATGTCGCTACCTACGAATCCCAGCTTCGATGCCAACAATCTCGTACTGACGAAGCACCCGCTGTACCTCGTGGTCATTGAGGGCTTGCCGGAGCCCCTGACCACTTTTCGCGTAGATGAGGCGCGCGTCACGTGGCACGGCTACGGCCTCATCGGATACGGACATACCGGCTACGGATACTAGCAGTCACGTGTTTCGCTGCGGCGCCGCTGCTCGCCGGCGGGCGCCCAGAGCAAGCGCGGAGCATTTTGATGGCGGAGATCAGCAACTTCTTTTCGGGTGATCTGGCCAACGCACTCGACCAGGCGATGGAGTGGATGCTCGCCCGGCTGAATGCCAACGTCTCCCCATTGGTGGGCAACGCGGTCTTCACCCCCACCAGTCCCCCGCTCGTGGAAGGCGCGGTCAACACGACCAATGCCTACTACTCGAACTTCGCGCAGGAACCCTGGCCGAACATTGTCCTCGATCCCATCTTCGCTCTTCCGCCGGACGAGCAAGCAGGGCCGGACGGGTTCCCCATCAATTACTCCAATGCGCCGCTGCTCTCGGGAAGTCTGCTAGTGAATGTGATCCCTCTCTCCAAGACCTCCGACATCAGCGGTCGAGTCTTCAACTTGGTCGATGCGCCCAGCCAATACCGCGTGGATGTCTATTCCCGGACCGATGTTTACTATTACCAGGGCTCCTCCGCGATTGCGGCGGACAACACCTGGCAGGTGCGGAGCGTTCGGCCGGGGACGGTGATGGCGTTTCTGATGCCTGCCACTTCGCCCCGCCCTTCTCAGGGGTTCGCGACGCCCTCCGTCACAGGCTGGACAGCTCACTCCAACCTGGGGGTCGGCAACCGGCTCGAAGACTATTTCGTGCGCGTCTATGTCAAGACCGACACCGAATACCTCCAGGAGGACAACATCCCGATCCTCGTGCAAGACTCGAGGCACGCCCGCTACGGGACCAGCAATGTCGTCGCCGCAGGGACGCCCGTCGCCCACGTCATCTACAACGATCCGGTCTGGGGCCCGGTTGACCTTTATTCTTCCTTGCAGAACTTGGCGGTTTACTCGGACCTCCCGCGCTCGATTGAAGTTCCGCCGGGTGATCCCGATTTCGTCAGCCCCAGCGTGTTGACGGGCTCGAATGTGGCTTCCATCCAGAATCGCTGTTGGATCTATGACGCGGCTCTGGCGATCATCGCGCTTTCCGTCGCAGGCCTCTGGGAGGCTGCGGCCCGCATCGTGACGCGGCTGAACGCGTTGCAGGCCGACCGCGGCTATCTACCCTCGCTGATTCTGGAAGATGCCGAGGATGGCTCGACCGCACGCTGGACGCTGGCCTCCGGCGCAGGCAACGCGGCAAACGTTTTTGACCCCAGCGAGCCACCCCCGGCCTCCGGCGGCTCAAAGGTGATCTCGTTTACAGCCACCACGCCGCCCGCCGCCTGGAGCTTTACCGGCCTCGCTTTTCCCGATTTCACCGACTCCATTCTCGACTGGCGTTACAAGACCGCCATCGCGCACAAGTTTGTGGTGGGCGTAACGAGTTCGACGGGAAAAGTCACTAAGGTGGAGTTTGTTTCCTCGGGCTCCGCAGGCTACAACGCCGGCGCCAAGACGATCACCGTGGTGATGGGCCTGGTGGCGGACGCCTGGCGGGTCATCAATCAAGACGTGGAAGAACTCATCGCGCAGTACGTCGCGGGCGAGACCCTGACGTCGCTTGTCTCCTTCCAGGTAGTGCTCCAGGCGGCGGGAAATATGCGGCTCGACAACCTGAGCGCGGGCGCACCGCAACCGGAGGGCTCCCTCAGTTTCTCTTACGACGTTTACAACGGCCAGATCGACCAAGCCTACATTCGCACGGGCGCGATGGCCTGGGTCTGCTACGCCTACGGCATCTACATCGAGCGCACGGGGGATTTTCACCGCGCGGCGCTGGCGCTGGAAAGCATGCTCAAGTTCCTTTTTACGTTGCAGTACACCGGCTCCGGCGCGCGCCACAACCTGTTCACCGGCGGCTGGGGGCGCTACCAGGACCCTGGTTATCAGTACGTGCCCGGGCAGCTCACCTGGGTTTCGACTGAACACAATGTCGACTGCTATTTCGCTTTCGAGAAAGCCGCCAAGATCCTGCCCAGTGCCGCCTTAAACCTGCTCAATCGTGGCGGCATTACCTCCGCCCAGTACTCCTCGCTCGTGGCCACCGCCGCGACGGCTTCGACCAAGGCCAGCGAGATTAAGAATGCCATTCTGGATCAGCTCTGGATCCCGGCCTCGGGCGGCGTAAAGGGACACTTCGCGCAGGGCGCCTCGGAGAGCGGGCTCGACACATCGCTGGCATTGGATGCAGCCGGAACCTGGGCCGCGATGTTCTGCCACGAGGCCGGCGCGAGTGCCCAGGGAGTCGAGTGCCTGGAGTTCATCTACGAACAGTTCTTGCTCACCAACTGTCAGATCCTGAAGAGCTCCCAGCCCAACTCCTTCAACGAGGCCTACGAGCAGTTGACGCCTTTCGACGGGTTCAAACCCTACGCCGACTCCCCAGGTGGCTATTCGGGCTCGCCCGAGGCGGTCTGGATGGAAGGCACTTGGGGGGCCCTGGCCGCCTACCTTCGCTTCTACGATAACACCGATCTCGAAACATACTTCGCGGCCCACTACCCGGGAGGGCTCGAGGCCCTTTTGGCGCAGCTCGTACAGAGCATGAAAATCGCCGGGTCCACGACCGGGCAGTGTGGCCTGCTTGCCTTTTCTCTGGCCGCGCGCGCTCTCCCCTGGGAGCTGTCGGTACGCAAGGCCATAGCTTCCACCGCGTGGTTCTGGATTACCGCCACGCGGAACGATGTCCTGTTCGCAACCACCTCCGATGCTTTGTTCGGGCGTCCCTATCTCAAGATCCCTCGCGGGACCCAGCAGGTCATCCAGCAATTGGAGGGGCAAGGCTCCATCGGCGCGCTGGAGCTGGAGAGCACGAACGGGTCCGGATATATGACTGCTCTGGCCAGCGCGGGAAAGCTCGAAGGTCGCAAGGTCACCCTGAAAGTCGGCTACCCGGGCATGGCCTCCTCCGACTTCATCACCCTGGCCACCCAGCAAGTGGAATCCGTCCAGGTGCTCCCGGATTCGACCGGCTACCTGCTGCAATGCCGGGACCTCAAACGCTCCGCCAAGACCAAAGTCTTTACTCAAGGCGATGACGGATCCTGCATCTCCAAAGACCATCCTCACACGCTTCTGGCCAATCCCATGGATTGTGTCCTGATGGTCTTTCAGAACGAGCTGGGGCTGGGCCAGGTGCCTTTTCTTCCGGAATCATCCTGGAAACTCTACGAGCCCTCTCAATGGGACCTCGCGGCCACGAGTAATCCTACCCTGATCGATCCCAACCCTTATGTCGACGTGGATCAGTTCCTTTCGTACAGGAATGGAATTTTTGCCGGCACCCTCATGGAGTTTGAGTTCCAACAACCGGTGGAGGCGAAGCAGTTCCTGGAATACGAAATCTTTCGCGCGCTGGGAGGCTATCTGCTGGTCTTACCCGACGGCCGTCTCTCTCCCCGCTTTTTTGTTCCGCCCTACACGTTTCTCAACCTCTTTGAGTTCAACGAGCGGAACATGACCGTGCTGCCGGGCGTGGAGCGCCAGCCCATCATCAACCAGGTGACCTTCCGCATGGACTACGACGGCAGCCAGTTCCAGACAGAGTTTCTTTTCCTCTCCGCGCCCTCTCTGGAAAGGTATGACTTCGCCGGTCAGCACATCATCGAGTCGAAAGGGTTGAAGACTGCCCGAGGCGGAGTCTCCCTCGCCGCGCTCAGCGCCACGCGCATTTTCCGGCGCTACGCGGGCCTCGATCCTGTGACGGGGACGCCCAACGGAGGCGCGGTCATCCTGACCGTGACCACCCACTTCAGGTGCCTGACCGTGGAGGTCGGAGACTACGTCTTCGTTTCTCACCCCCTCCTTCCCAACTTCGAAACCGGAAGGCGGGGCGTCTTCAACCGGCTCTTCGAGGTGATCGAAAAGCAGCCCAACTATTCCGAAGGAAGCATGACCTACCGCCTCCTCGATGCGGCATGGGTCAGAAGCAAAAAGCTCTCACGCGTCGCGCCGCTGGGTACCCCTTCTTACCCCAGCGCATCGACTGCCCAGCGCGCACGGTACATGTTCATCGCCCAAGATTCGACTCAGGCTTATTCCGATGGAACGCCCGCGAAAACCATCTTCTGATGCAGGGGCGAACCTGCGTGTCCGCCCCGTAGCTGTTGCGCAGGCTGGGATTTATCCGCGCCGCAGCAGGTCTGGGGATTCTGTTAGGGCAAAGTTGCGCGTCCGCCTAGCTTGCTCATCAGCCTTCGCCCCTCAGCTTGCTGAAAGCCGAGCGCTCCGCGCAGAAAGCCGGAGAATTTTATGGCTCAACTGACCTTCACCGTTATTCCCGGGTTCGTAGATTTACCGGACTCGGCCCTCGCCGCCGACCAGCCGTTGACCGACTACTCGTTGGTGAAAATCTCGAATAACGCCAAGTTTGCGGTCGTGCGCCCCGAAACGTTTTACGGATGGTACCGGGACGGAGAGGTGGTGCAGTTCCCCGTCAGTCCGGTGGACGGTTACGTCTACTCTCGCTCAGAACTCGAGTATGAAGTAGCCGCCTGGTGCTCGCGCTCCCCGGCCGGTGACGCCGCGACCAACGGCGCCCTCACGAAACCCGCTCGCGCAAATCTCAATGACGGCCCGGGGAGTCTCTTTCTGATGGATTTTTGGGTGGAAGAGAAGAACGAATCGAGCCCCGGCCTCGTGCACTGCGATGTTCACTATTGGAATAGCGGCACCGAGACCGTCACGAATGGCGGATTTATCAAGGTGCGGACCATCGCTACACGTCTATCCGGGTAGCATGGATTCCGGATTCAGGATTGAAGATTGACGATTGCGAGAAGCCAAGATCACCAATCTTCAATCATAAATTTGTTCTCGAGGTCACCATGGCAGTCGTCCGAACACTCCTCCCCCGCAAGGGGATCATCCAGCCCAAGCACGGCGATAACTACGAAGCGGACCTGGATACAAACTGGCAGATCATCGACTCCCTCCTGCAAGACGGCGCGGATGTTCAGGCCGCGGTGTCAGCCGCGGGGACGGTGGCAGCCTGGCTGCGGGACTGCGGCCTTTCGGGGGTTGTTTCCGGGTTCAACTTGAGCCCCTCTGCGACCCTGACGCCCAGCCTCTCCCCCGGAGTGCTGTACTCCCAGGGAGTCCGCTACGCTCCGGCCACCGCCAACCCTGGTGCTGCGCCGCCCAACACCACCTCTTATCTCTGGTGGAACTCCGTCAGCGGGTTCTATTTCGACCTGACGGGATTGCCAGCCGCTTCGGGAGACGCCTTTTTGGGCACGGTGACCACCGATTCCACGCGGGTAACTGCCACAACCAACTCCACCAAGCTCTACGGCCTGATTCAGGTGACTGCTCCGGCGGCGGGCAGTTTCTCGTTGCCTCACAACCTGGGGCGGACGCCCTGCGGAACCCTGCTCTATCCCACTTGCGGCGGTGTTTTGTGGTTCCAGTTGCCGACCATATTCGATATGACCTATCTTTACCTCGTCGCTTCCGAAGTGGGCATCACGGCTAACGTACAGATTTGGTGATCCGCCGCACCTTGAAGCGTAAGGGAGTTGTGTATGAAACCCAAGCCACTGGAAATGAAGGCAATCAACCGGGGTCTGTTTGAGTCCTCCCGATCCCTGGTCCGAATTCGGCTTTTGAGCTTCTGCTTGCTCGCCGCCCTGGGCTCCAGGTGGTCGATCGCTTTCGGCCAACAGCCGGCTTCGGCCTCGGCTCCCCTCTTCGATGTCAACGCCAAGTACGTTCAGGGGGTCGGCCCCGGCTACTGGCCAACCGCGGGTTCGGGACTTACTCTCAACCTCGCGGCAGGGACGGCGTTCTGCAACGCCTCCCTCGTGACCTATGCGGGCGGGACACTTACGTTGGCGCCCAACGCGACGAATTACGTCTATCTTGACCCCGCGGCTGGTTGTGCTCCAGCCTCCAACACTACCGGGTTTTCGCCGGGACAGGTCCCGCTGGCGAAAGTTGTCACGGGTTCGACCTCAATCACTACCGCCACAGACGTGCGCGGCTGGTTTGTTCCCCAGCCGGTAGTGACCGACAGCAGCGGTGGTGCCATCGCCTCGTTAAAAAAGCTAAACGGCGTGCGCTTCGCCGAACAGTTTGCTCTGGTCGCAGGCTCGTCCACTTGTGGAATTGCGGAGGCTTACGCCGACCTGCCCGCCACCGGCGGGATGATCGTGTTGGGCGCGGACTGCACGATTACGTCAACTCACACCATCACACTCACCAACGGCAAAGACCTTTGGCTCGACATGCAGGGGCGGAGGCTGACACTTTTGAATGGCGGTCTCACATTCCAGCCAACACCCGCCTTTGGGAGCCGCGTCCACATCCAAAATGGCACCATCATCTATTCAGGGTCCGCCGCGACTACCTGGCTGAAACTCGTTGACATGACGAACGCCTCACTCATTCGTCTGACGTTCAACGGCGATGTTGTAGCCGGCGGAGTTGACCTGAACATCGACAATGTGGAAGACAGCGACTTCAATCACCTCTACTTCATTTCCGGCGACATTGAACTGAAACTGACAACCGAGAGCAATCAGAACCGCTTCCCGAACTGTCAATTCAACGGCGCATACGGCAGCGGGGCGGCAACTGCTGCGATTCTTATCACGAACCAGTCCAGCGGGAATACGTTCGACGACTACCTGATTCAGTCAAACCCCGCGCTGAAACCCGTCCAAATCTACGCTAATGCAGGTACGAGCGCAGTGTCGATTATGAGCACCCGGTTCAGGGGCGGCTGGTGGGAGAACAACGGCGACACGAGTACCAATACCCACTTAGTAGATATGAAAGCGGACGCGGGGAAATATATCGGCAACACGATGTTCCAAGACAACCACTTTCAGATGAAAGGGGACGGCAACGCCATCTACGCCTGGAGCGGGGCGGGGAGCTTCGCTTCGCTTACGTTGATAAACAATCAAGCTGGTTGGACCGTTAACCCGACTAATCCCATAGTCGGATTCCCGAACGGCCAAGATGTTTTCGTGATCGGCGACAGTGAGTGGATTACGAGTTTTGCCGCAGGGTTCACCCGCGCCATTGCAGGAGGCGGCTATGCGCCCGGGCTCCGGCTTGCGCCGTTGGGCGGCGCTAGGCAGTATCAATTGTTCGCTGGCTACCCCGGCGAGTACGACGGCTACCTCCAATTTTGGGATCTCACGGCAGCAGCCTCCATCCTGAGCTATCACAGCAACTGGTGGGACACAAATGGCAACAGCTTAAACGCAGGAGCAGGGACGCTCCAGGCGGCCGCTATTCAGAGTGGTACGACGAACCCGGCTACCACAGGACAATTTCGCCTAGCCTCGGGAGATACCCTCAGCTTCCGCAATGCTGCGAACAGCGGCAACGTAAACGGCCTGAGCAAAGACGCCTCAGATGTGGTGCAGGTGGGCGGCGCGGCAGGCGTGAAAACGGCGGGTCCGCTCACGGTCACCACAACTTCAGGCGCGCCGCTCAGCGTTATCGGTGGCGACCAGGGCGATGGGTATTCACTTTTCACGCTCGGCACACAAGGAACGCATATTAGGCCCGATTTTTACCTCGTCAATACTACCGACTCAATTAGCTTTTTGGAGATGTATGGCCTTACCGACAGCGGCGGGCTGGAGATAGACACCGTTGGCGGTGACCTCGTGTTGACAACCGACACCGGCAATATCATCCTGACTCCAGGCACTAGCGGCGTGGTGACGGCTCGAAACTTCAGCACCTCCGTAAACGTGGTCAGCTTCAGCGCCACGCCGACCTTCGACGCCTCGCTCGGCAACACGCAGCAGATCACCCTGACGGGCAACGTTACCAGTGCGACACTCTCAAACGCCAAGGCGGGTCAAGCGCTCAACTTCATCATCTGCCAGGACGGCAGTGGCAGTCACACATTCGTGTGGCCGACGACCGTGTTAGGCGGCATGACCATCGGCGCGACGGCCTCGAAGTGCAGCGCGCAGAGCTTTATCGTGAACAGCGCCGGGACAACAGCTTACGCCACCAGTCCCGGCGTAACCAATATGTAATGGCGGTGCTTGCCCCGCCCGTCTGTGAGGTCTTGCAATGAAAAAATCCGCGGTTCTCGTGATCCTGGTCCTGACGTTTTCTGCGATTGAATTCGCCCAGGAAGTCGGAATCCCGCAAGGGTCAAGCGGCGCGCCTGGTCAGTGCATGTCGAAAGCTACGAACGGCACCGTAACGTGGAGCAACTGCGGCGGTGGTAGTGGTCTGCCATCAGGAGCCATTGTCATCGTCGTGAGTGGCGCCTGCCCGTCGGGCTTCTCAGAAGAAGCAAGCCTGAGCGGCAAGACCTTGCTGGGAACGCTGGCGGCCAATGGCGACGTGGGAACGACCGGCGGAAGTGACACCATCACGCCGACTGGCACCGTCTCCAAGCCGACCTCGACGTTCACTGGGAATCAAGTCAGCACGTCATCGGATAGCGCCGGAACTCCAGCAGGCACCACATCATGGCCTGCCAGTGTTCCCACGTTTAGTGGCTCGGCGCTGGGGACACACTCTCATGGTGTCGGAACCTACGCGAACACGGCGACTTCGGCGGGCACTCCCGCTGGAAGCAACAGTACGGTGAACTTCACACCAGCCGGAACCAACGCCTCAAGCGCCGTGAGTGGGACAAGCGGAAGCGAGGCTTCTCACACCCATAGCGTGACCGCAGCGGGCACGAACGGCACGGTCAACTTCACTCCCGCTGGGACGAATGCCTGGCCCGCAGGGGTTCCGACCATCAACGAGCCGACCTTTGTTATCGTGGGCACGAAGATGACTACCAGCGGCAGCGGCACGGCGGCTGCTACGAGCTTCAACGGAACCACGATTTCCTCCGGCAACACCAACGTTTCCAATCCAGCGCAGACGATTAGTTGGCCCGCCGGAGTCCCAACATTCAGTGGCACGCAGGGAACGGTACCCGCTGAGACCTTCACAGGCTCTGGCGTCACGAGCGGCGCGGGGTCGTCGCACAGTCACGGCGCAGGCACTTACAGTGCAGCGGCCCAGACGTTTACTGGAACACAGGGAACTGTACCTGCTGAGACTTTCACGGGCACTGCAATGGCGACCCACAATCATACGTTCTCAGGGTCGAGCGAGTCCATGTCAGCGGGCACGCCTGCTGGCACTATTGGCTGGCCTGCGGGGACGCCTGCGTTCACGGGCAACGCTTTAGCGGGGCATTCTCACACCGCGACGCCCAGCGGCACGGTGAATACCTCGCAGCCCACGTTCACGGGCGACGCGCTGGACAACCGCTCGGCATTTAAGCGGGTGATTTTCTGCCGGAAAGATTAGGCCACCGGTACCGGCCAGCTTACTTCGCAAAGCAGCCAAGGCTCCGAAACGGCCCTTCCCTGCCGAATTCGCACGCTCCGCCTCTTGGGTTTCCGGGGCGCATCCGATCAGACATCATCGGAGAGCTTGTCTCCGGGCCCACGCCTTGTGTTAAACTTCCTTCTACTTGAGGGAGCTTTTGCCTCGGGGGTTCGCTGCGGGAGGGTTTCGATCCCCGCCGAGGGGAACAGTTGCGTGGACCCTTCCGCCGCCGAAGGTAGAGCCACGCGTGCGAACCAGTTCCTCAAGGAGACGTATGGAAGAGCCCGCCTCTATTGCCCTACGCCGCAGCACCCGGGTTCACGCCCACATCCCAGTCACCGTGTCCGGAACCCTCCCTGATGGAAAACCTTTTGAAGACGACACCTATATATTGAGCATCAGCAAGTATGGTGCGAGATTGAAGACCCAGCTTCCTTTGGAGGTGGGGATGCAAATTCAAGTACGCCCCCATCACCGGAACCAGGCAGGACTCTTCCGGGTGGTCTGGGTCGGGCGCGAGGGCACCCCCCGCAAGGGTGAAGCGGGGATTGCTTACGAGGAGGTGTCGGAGTTCCTCGGGATCGCCTTCCCGGAATGA